GATTTCTATCTAAGTCTGTAGCTCCAAAAATTGCCTCAACATCATAAAGCAAACGACCATCTAACCATTTTTTCTCTTCGGGATTTGGTGTTAAATAACTTTTTGCCTCTTCAATAGCAGCCGCAATTCCTTGCTCCACAATATCGTCGTTGCCTTCTGTTATTTGGTCTAATTGGTAATCGTAGATAACGTTACCTAAGTCTTCTTTTGTTATAAACATGGTTTAATATTTACGGTTACTAATATGCCCGACAAAGTATTGGGTTCCCTCTTTTGAAGAAAGGTTTTTGATTATCCAAACACCACCTTCTAACATATCGGGTCCGTCCATCATTTTTGAGTTTGGATCAACTCCTAAAAATTCCTCTTCCATACGTTCCATGTGCGGGTTCTTTTTTTCATCTTCGTTAAAGAACAATGCGCCTTGTTTGTAAATAGGTTCCAATGTTCCTTCAATACGCATGAACTTATCGCCTTTTGAACGTTTGTCTAATGACATATACAAAACAGTCTTCCCGAGTTGCTTTCCAGTTGCCTTAATTAATGGTTTAATTACTTGCTCCCAAAATGGGTCTTGCAAAGAGTTGTTCTCTATCCAAATTTTAAAAACGTCAACCCCTTTTTCCTTCACATAATCACTCGCCGCATATAAATTGGTTACGAAGTTGCTTTGATTCATTCCGTCAAGCCAAACCTTGTATAAATAAAAGTTGTTGTTTTTAAAACCAATTCTAATTGGGTTGTTGTAGTACTCTTTTTGTTGAGAACTGGTAGAAATTGGTTTCAATGCTCGGTCAATCATTTCCTCCGTGTTCTTTTGAGGCCATGTAGATTTGCCGTGTTTATCCCTAATGTTTACAACTTCCCAAGTGTCTGCTTTTTTACCCATTTCGGTAATACAACAATACTTTGCGATAATGTTACCACATGCAATGATAAGAAGTGGTGTAGAAATGGAACGTGTAGGAATTAAAGCCTGCTCAATCCACTCATATTTTTTGCGTATGGTTTCAGGATTACGGCAATCGATATCCGTATCAATATCATCAATTAAAATTACGTCGGGTCTTGCTGCATCGTTTCGAGTTCCACGAGGAGACTGCCCCGCTCCAATAGCTCTAAACGATACACCTTTACGAGTTATAAACTCGCCCGCTTCCCAGTTGCTAATGCTCTCCTGTACGCCGTAATCGTTTATGATTCTATTGTTACACTCCAGAATAGTTTTATAGGGTAAAAGCAAACGCTCTGCATCGTTATAACTTGCTGATACAAGTAAAATGTTTTTCTTTTTACCAGTTAAACCCAAGTTTAAAACCTCCATCATTGTACGTGCCGATTTTGCAAGCTCACGAGACCAAGAGCGAACAATATAATACTCGGGGTTGTTAAGTACAAGTTTTGTCGACTTCTTATGAAATGGTGCTGGTTCTGCGGTGTAAAAGTTTGGAAAGTAGTACTTAAACCACTCTTCAGGATTAGCCTCTAGGTGCATTATCCTTTTTGTTTTTTGTGGTATTGTTTCCGTAAGGTCAACGGGTGTAGCTTTTAGGGTGTTATCCCTAAACTCATTCCATTGCTCTAGATATAATTTGTCGTTTTGCTTTGCCATTACTTCATTTTATCTTGAATAAACAAATCGCAATATTTAAGCAATTGACTTGAGAAAG